TCACGGTCGGATAAGTTGAGATGGAGGCCTCGCCACGAACCCTTCTCGTAAATCTTCGTCGCCCCATACTGAGCAATCACGCGCTGCCCATAGACAAAGGTTTGGTTTGAACCAGTGTCATTCTGGAACCCATTCCTCATTCCTAAACGCCGATTAAGCAAGTTGATCTTGCCCGCCGCGTGAGCAGCGTTCATCGCGAGCAGTTGCAGAGAACCAGGGGGCGCATCCGTGATGAAGAAAGTTGGAACCGCATTCAGAACTACGGTAGGCTTGGTGGGAGCGGCCGCGTACTTTGCAGCTGCAGCCGCCCTCTGCGCGGGGGTCTTCTGCTTCATCCCGACGAAACCACGGCGGCGGCGGCGCTTCCGCTTCGTGGCCTGGGGGGCCTGGGGAGCGTCGTCGGGGTCAGACTGGTCAGACTGTCCATCGATGACCTCATAGTCATCACCAAGCAGAAGAGCATCAGCGATATCCTCATCAATTGACATTTGCATCGGGTTGGCGGGAAGTCGAACTACTTTTTTTCGGTTGGAGGGGTGAGCTGAAACGGAAAAAAGGATCTTGCCCCATCAAATTCTCTGTTGCGCCACAAAAGCCGACCCGCTCGGCCTCCCCCCCCCCTTGGGACCACAATGCGTTGACACCCCCCCCAACAGAAGTTTGGATAGATGGACGGAAAAATTCATTAATTTCATGACGCCTACCTTGCAAGCCCCTGAAACTTAATCTCAAGTTTTTTACATATGTAAATTTTGGGCGCGCGTCCCCACAGCGCCCACAGCGCCCGTTCCCAAAACATCGGAGGGCACGCGCCGAGCCCGGAGGGTCCGATGGAAGCCGGACTCCCGTTGCGCATGTCCACCAAGGAGCGCGTGCGCATCATGGAAGGCCGCTTGACGCAGCTCGAGAGATACCTCTTGAACAAGCTCTCAAACCTCGAGGATCACGTCTGTGGGCTGCCCGAAAGACATGAGCTCTGCCAGATTCTTGACCACGCCGCTGCAGCGGCGAATGCTGCTGCAAGGGCTGAGAGTCACGCAAGCGAGATGAGGGCTGCCGTTGAGCAGTACGAAGCCCGCATCGGCGGACTCGAGCGCGCACTGCAAAACGTCATGATACTCGAGGCTGGCATCGCTCCAGCAGAAGAGAACAATGCTCATGCAGTCGACCCTGTCGACCTTGTCGAGCATATTGTCATCGCAGAGCTCACCGATGGCGAGCAGGAAGAGATGCCATTGTCACAGGTCGACGACGGGCTGGTACTGCCACCGTCAATCATTCAGTGAGGTCGCCGGCCGACCGAGGCAAAGCAACAGGTTCGACTGCAGCGCCGCAAGAAGCAACAGAGCATTGTTGCCGGCGCTGCAGCTGAACGCGCGCGACGCGCACTGGGTCCGGCGCAGTGTGCCGACACACACATCGCTCCGGGTGCTCGCGCTTGCTCTGTGTGTGCGCTGTGTCCTGTGGCGGCAGCCACAACCGTGTGTGCACTCTCTCTGTGTGTGTAGAGGGGGGGGGGAGGCCGAGCGGGTCGGCTTTTGTGGCGCAACAGGACTCGGAGTGGCCACACACAGTGTTTTAGAAACAACAACACGATCCGACAGTGAAAAAAAAACAAACCGAAAAAAAAAATGATCCACAACCCCAATGGCAGCGAGATCGCTAAGAATACTACTTTGATGGCTAAGAAGCTGGGAATGCACAATGGCGTCCTGCATCCAAATGGAGGTCGATTGACTATAATGATCCCATACAACAGCCACAAGACGATGGCAAATGTTATCTCGTCCGATTTCCCTATTAACCCATTGCGTCACCCAAGCTTCGGGCGACATTTCCCGTGGAGCCTACCCAACGAATTCTACAAGCAGTGCCCCATTAACAATCTGCCCGTCACCCGCGTGGATGGCGGCTGGATAGCAGACCCTTTCAGGTCGTTGTATCCTTCTAACCACCGACCTATCACATCGGCCGGTGGGACTTATGAAATGATATACAAGTCCTCGAAGTTGTCTTATGGCCAGCCTTCTGCCGGTTTGCTGTTTACAATCGATGCTTATGGGAAGCAAGTTCACTTTGAAGATCACACAAAGATACTTGATTATACTGGTTCTAAATACACGTGGAATGCGAATATCTTTGTTGTCTACTTGGGTGAGCAATGCAAGCTGAGGCGCGCAGAGGAAGAAGGTTGCTTGTCTTCATTCATCACTAATCTTGTAGAGCCATGGGACGAAACAGTCGAGGACTTGACGCTCGACAGCTCTATGGGCCCAAAGCTTGACCGCATCTTCAGACTTGGATACTCATACTTACCACAGGAAAATCGCACTTTCGAACCAGTCATTCACCTGCCTTGGGCAAAGGGAGGTGTGAGCGAGTCGAGGATCTCTGTGAAGGTGTTCTTTGGGATTAACCTCTACAGATTCCGCCGTTATGTTCTTGCTATTATCGCTACTTACAGGATGGCTAAGATGTGCGGCATGATGGGACCGAGTGTCGGTGCTATGCCAGATGCGATTTACAGCAAGTTGAACACACTCAGTATCTCATCTCGTTACGACTTCATGGCACCTCTTCACTTGACATCTATGACAACTGACGAGCGCAATGCAGCTGTGGGTGACGCAATGAATTGGGTGAACACAGTGCTCAAGTCTGTCGACAACCCCCTTCATTTGGAGAATGACTTCTACATTACGCACTTTAGACCACTATTTGCTGATTATTATCGCTCCGTCATTGGACCTATGCTCGCCTACAAACACAAGACCGTTCATTCGGCTATTAGTGTTGAAAAGGGCTTGACGTGGGTCAAGAAGCTTGACGGTGGATATGACGGCAGCTACTATGCGCTTGATCATTTGCCATTGCATGTCAAATTCACTCAGTGGCAAAAGCTGCAAATGTCTGACCGCGACGCTGAGTGGTCTAATGATGACCTCATATGTATTCACAGCCGTGTATCCCGCCGCGTGTTCACAACTGATGGCATTACAGTGAATCCTATGACTGATGGTCTTCCGTCGATGTCTTACATTGAGTATGACGCAGCGCTCGCTACTGGTATTTCGAATATATTGACACGACCGACCTGGGGTTTGGTCTACGAGACACTCCCTGATTTGGACAGCAGGAACTTTGCTAACGTTTGGATGATGATGAACTCTCCTCACACATTCAACTATGACTGGCCGGATGAGGGGCAGGACAAGCCACTTTACACGGACTACATTATCCAGTGGGGTGAGCAACAAGACAAGCAGAAGCGCCTTCTCAAACAGTGTCTTAAGGAGCTTGTGAACCTCACGAAGATCTACAATCCACACCGCGATGAACGCATTAATGCTCTCGTATGCATGGCTCAAAATCTATACAACAAGGCCAAGTATAAGAGGTACTGGAACATCTTCCGCGGTAGCATCCCTGCTATGACGGGGCCTGACAGGCGCATACTGAGAGACGTACACGACAACATAATCCCATCTTATGATGCTTTCGATGTGCCAACACTCTCATGGCCACTCGAGTACATATAGATTGCTAGGCTAAGTCCTTGTGCAACTTCATGAGCACGGGGAGGTCGCCTGGTGGTCGTAGAGACGCATGGCTCCTTTCAAGCGGACCGTTCACAGAAGCTGAAGCAAAGCGGTCCATGCTGGTCAAGGAACTGAATGAAGGAAGGAATGTCTTGTCCTGTGGTAGAGTACAATGCACACATAGTGACCTCGTGTGTTGCATCTCTGCTGCATGCCTCTCGTCTAGAATCTGCACAGCATATGCCTGACGCTCGTCCCTGCCTGTACTCGAATCGTAGTGCCTGATCCATGGCTCTAGGCGCATTGGTTTTGTCACAATCATGTGCTCTGATGCGTCCATATCTTATTGCTTCTTCAGTTAGAAGAATGTCTGTTGTGCCGGTTGTGTCTGTGATGATGGTGCTTCGGCTCGTCTATATCAGGCTCTGTTACTGAGCTTATGTCAGGTTCAACTTCATGCTCTTCTTCGTTGTCCTTGAAGTCGACAAACACACCCTCTTTCCATACATAGTAGCTGCCACCGACCGCAATACCCAAACCGAGCCTGCCCCCTGTACTCATACCACGCGGTGTAAACGAGAACGTGGTTAGTGTTAGTATGAGGGGTGAGACAAACTTGACCCATGTGCAGCTATCTGTGCCACCCGCCGACGTGAACATGAAGACACCCCGACACATATTGTGCAGTATGGCGTAGAGAGGGTCGCGGTCTGATCTGTATTGGTTGCGCCGCTGCTCAGATTTAGGCGTCGGGTGAAGCAATCCATCTATGGCACCTGCAATATTGGCACCTAGCATTGCTGCTGCCGCTGGATGAGTAGCAGCCCAACTCCCAACACCAACTGCAACACCGGTACCAGCCACGGCAACAGTTCCGACTGCTTGCCTGGTCCTGCGCCACGGCTTTGGTTTTTCTACAGCAGCACGTTCGTTATGTATATGTGCAGCGTGTGTTTCTTCGTGTACAGCGGCACTCTCGGTAGCGTGCGCAGTTTCTTTCAAAGCAGCTTGTTCGCCTGCGCTGACGCCCCCACTGACTGTCGCGTGAAGACCAGCGTCTTCAACAGCTTTTGGTACCATGTGCGTAACTGCTCCACCCGCTCCACTGTGCACTGCTACACCCGCTGCAGTTGACGCTGCATGACCCATGTCTTCACCTCTTGATGCACCAGAATTTATGACGGCGTGCCTATGGTGCTCTTTCTTGTGCTTGTTCTTATGATGGTGATTTTTATGAATAGTCTTTGGAGCATCATCGACCACACTCTCGACCGCCACACTCTCGACTGCACTCGGCTGCACAGTTGGTACAGCGACATCGGTCGGTGTATCAATGACACGCCCAGTGTCTTGAGTGAGTGTGTTATCAGTGACACGTCCAGTGTCGACTAGACTGTCTCTGCCCGGAGGAATGTGATGCGGCGTGACACTCTCAGCTTCTGCAGCAATGCGCTCGCTTTCCGTAATCCGTGTCAGTGCTTTCCTTAGAGATACACTTACTGACCCTGTAGCAGTGGCGAGTCTGCTCTGCACTGCTAGCTTCGCAGCTTTTAGTCTCTTTAAACTCGCTACTTCAGGTATTATGTCACTTGCGATGTCAAGTCCAAAGATAAACGCCTCTTCATCTACTGCTTCATCCTCGCCTGCTGCTGCCATCAAGGCCATGCGCTCTGCCCGAGTGATAGTACCGAGAATAGGTATGAAATCCATTACGTCAGCTCCGTCCCAGAGAACTGTGCAGCCAACTTCCTTTAAAACACCAGTCATTGGACACACGTTTTGTGCGACGTGAATCCGGTCCGCCGCAGTCTCACGCCCAGACTCGAAGCGCTGGTGACGCGCTTGTTCCTGGAACAACTCACCCGCGGCGTCGGTGTCCCAGACATCAGCATAAGGCTCTGGTTCTGGGTTGTTCGCTATCCATTCATCGACGTTATGCTCTGAAACACCAGTGATTTGATTAAAGCCTATTTGGCCTGAATATGTATGTAGGTATGCCACTTCATTGGCCCATGCCTTATGCTCTTCAGTTTCTTCTTGGTGCTGGTGCGACTTAGATAAATCGCTGTCAGGGTTCGCCAAATTACTGACGCACCCGCCCTGTTGATTGTTATTGTTGTCGCCACACGGTACTGCTCGATCCAAATTCTCTTGGTCGATCTCGTACGCAGTCTTCCGACCCGCAGCTAAATCCATCGACTGTTGGACTGTCATCTGAGTTTGCATTCCAGACGCTACACTGCCGTGGTGTCCGTGTGGTTTCGAGCTACCTCCACCCATTACTAATTGACCCTTTGGAATTTTGTTCTTGCTTCAGCAGTTCCACTATTCTGTTGTACTCCGACACTACGCTTGCTACCATCACCAGCATATGGAACTAAAGCATTCGATGGGCCAGCTGGGGGTGATAGTGATTGGGGTGGTGGAGATGGTTGTCCATATATCGCAGCTATGGGCGGCAAGGGCACGGGTTGCTGGGCCGGGCCCTGGAGTTGTAGGAGTTGCTGGACCGATTCTACCTGTTGTCCTGCTCCGGATGAAGAAGGTGCCGGTGTCGCTGCCGTCAGTGAAGAAGGTACCGATGTCGCTGCCGCCTGGTTCTGTTCATACTCCGCCAGTTTCTGTTCATAGTTAGCTCTCATCTGCTGAGCCATACTCCACACTTCACGTCCCCTCTGGTATATCGCTGCCCCCCGTGCTCTTTCTTTCTCTGTGAGAACCTGCGCATTGTCATAAGCCTCCTGTAGCTGAGCCAAGTCTTGATTAGCAGTTTGTAATTCTGTCAACAATGCCGCCTCTTGCTGCCTAAGCGACCATGTTTGCCACATCAATACCCTACCAGCTTGCGATAACAGAGTGTTATCTGCTGACTCACTCTGTGCCCATGATGACGCTTTAATCAAACTTTCGTGAGTTTCTTTAAGTTTTGCTTCAGCAGTCTCAATTCTATTGTGAGCATTGTGCAATGCTGCATTGTATGCGTAGAGGTCAGCTCTCGCCTTTTCGAGATCTTTCTGCTGAAGTTGCGCAACTGTTTTCGCATTAGCTTCTTGTCTTGTTGCATACGACACAGCATCCTCCAAGTCTCGAGTTCGTTGGAGTGCTTCACTCTTCTCTTGGCTGAGCTGCATGTTTTCTGCTTGTATGCTTGTTAGTAATTCATTTGTCATTTGTAGCTCCGTGTCTTTTTTATCGGCAAGTAGCTTGGCTTGTTCTGCTGCTGTCACTGCTCTTTTTGCTCGAGACGCAAGTGTGCAAAATTGAACCACCAAATTCGCTGCGTGTTTAGCTTGCGCCGTTTGTCTTTGCGCTTCGTGGTCACTCTTCGCTTTAGCAAGTACGTCGTACGCATTTTGCAGTTCTTGAGCCAACCTTGCCTGATCATTAGCACTGTGTTTTTCAGCTGCTTGCAATTCTGTTACTAGAACGTTTTTCTCTGCTATTAGAACGAGTAGTTCTTGTTTCGATTGTAAATCTGCACCGGCACCCATATTAGTAATTTGTTGCGAAAGATTCTCGATGTTCGCTTGGACCTGTTGCACTTCATTAACCATACTGCTGATATCGACAATGTTGACATCTCCACCACCTCCACCACTTCCCCCGCCCCCACCACCTCCACCGCCACCACCTCCACCACCCCATCCACTCCACCTCCAAGAACCACCTGCTGGTGTCGATGGGGGAGGGGCTATGCTTTGCAGGGGCATACCGTTACGGAAACCGTCTGCTTTATGGTTGCCGAACCCACCATGTTTACCAACGTCATCAGATGATGTAGCACCATGCACCTCGTGGCCGACTGGTTGGCCCTTCACCCAGTGCTTAAAGTACATCCACGCCTGCTCCAGGTTCTGCGGTCCGTGCTCGGCAAGCAAGTTCATTTGCAAGCTTTCATTATCCGCTGACTTCCTTTCTTCGCGCAGGTAATCTCGCACACCAGGTAGATGCGTCAACTGTGCGTCGCCCCACCACGTGGGTCTCCACCCATTCATCTTGTCGCCAATCTGCATATTTAGAGCTCGAATTGCACCACCCCTTGGTACCGATGCATAGGTCCATCGACGCTGTGGCTGACCCGGGTTATTCGGGTAGATTGATTTTGCCTTGTTGTCACTGTGCTTCCCTTGCAGCCAGTCAGAGAACTCACTCTTTAACTGTGCATCAGCATCAGCTCGACTATGCTTTGCGACTTCCATTTGATGTGCTACTTCACGACCTAAGATAGTAGCTTCAGGTGCTTCACTCATAGAGATTGCATACTTATCGTACGCAAGCGCTGGATTGTTTGTAGCGCCATCTTGATGCGCAAGATATTGCAAGTTGTAGTGGGGCCACGACTTCCCAACCCTTGCGTCTGCGACGGTGCCTTTTTCACCAAGCGACCCGCTTTGCTGGCCATTACCAGCTGCATTTGTGACAGTTCCAGATTTGGCACCACGGCCCGTCCAAGCCCATGTCATATGTATAACACAGCTATCAGAATTTCCAGTGTCACTCTCATCAGTGTGCTGTCATGCAACGAACACCGGCATGGCACACCGCTCGCAAAGGCAAATTGACTGCATCTAACATCGGTGCAGCTATGGGCCTCTGCTCGTGGACCTCGCGCCAGCAGGCATTCAATCGTGCAACCGGTCGCGAAAAGTTCCTTGGTGAGTGCTTTAACAATGCAATCGGGCACGTTCCGATGACGAAGCTAAGCCCACGCCCACTACTTATCGTTGCAGGTAACGATGCAACGAGGTGGGGTGTCGCTAACGAGTCGAACGGCATTCTTGCATACATAGCACATACGGGTAATCTCGTCGAGATGACAGGTCTGCACGTGCACCCGAGCAACCCTTGGCTCGCCGGCTCTCCTGACGGTCTCGTTGGTGAAGAAGGTCTTATCGAGGTCAAGTGCCCGTACTGGCGCTACAACAAAGATGGCAGTCGTAAGGGAGTACACACAGAGATACCTGCGTACTACTACCTACAGATGCAGTTATGCCTCGAGTGTACTGATCGGGCGTGGTGTGACTACATCTGCTGGACACCCGACGAGTATTGTGTATACCGAGTGACGCGCGACGAAATGCTGCATGAAATGCTGATGCCGCACTACTTGAAGTTTTTTGGTGCGATGCAGCGTGATGCAAGTGGTCCTCCCGAACAGAGCCACGACGAGAAGCTGTTGATCAAGAGTCTCGTCTCTTCGTCGATGCTCGAGCACTGCAACTACACTCACTGGGCTAATGTCGACCCGTCTGCACCATGTCCATCACCACAGTCGGACACCGACGACGATGGTGAAGAGCCAATTGCTAAGCGCGTGAAAACGTAATCTATATTCTAAAGCCACAGCAGTAAGATGAGCAGACTTTATGGCAGGCGCCAAGTCCAGAAGTGTGATGAGTATCTCGACCGTCAAGCTCCACGGCCCGACATATACACACTCGCAACACAAAGTAGCGTTAACACAGAGGATGTTAGAGCTGTGCCTCTCTGTGCGTCGGAGGTGCGGCGGCGAGATGTAGGTGTGCAGAGGTACGGGGTTGGTGTGCCGACGCTAGCACCGGGGTTTCATGAGAAAGGTTTAGACACACTTTGGAGTTCTGTAGCATCACCAGATGTGATGACAAGTGGATCTGGAATTGCTACATCAATTCATCAAACATCAATCGGTGCAATTAAATTAACCGACCCACACCCGAGGCGAGACTTGGGCTCTGTGCCTACTCAAGACACTCTCAATTTTCTAAAGCATGAGTATCAAGGCAGCCGCTTTAACCCCCCAAAACCTAGATTCTACTCATGAACAGCACTCATAACTTTGTTCCATTTAACGGCTTCGACCCATCTAATGTTACGTTCACACTTGGCCCGGATCGCAACGGCAAACCGCAAATCCACGCAATGTATGAAGCTGGTACCGGTGTCGCACTAGTGTCTCCACCGTGTGTGACCAACTGGCCGCGCGTCTCTGGCGACGGCAACTATGGTACAATGTGGGGTCCAGCCGACCCTTACAAGGCTAAGTTCACACTCGACCTCAGTGATGCCGCAATCAACGGTGTCACAAACGATATGTACACTGTCTTTTCTGCTATGATGGAGAAGATCGACGAGCGCTTGCTTGACTTTGTGTATTCTAATCAGCTGCGCATCCTGGGGCGCAAGAATCTTGGTCGCGACGAGCTCAAGATGCTGCAAATTCCTTCCAGTCGTCCAAAGTACGACAAGATCAGTGGTGCATTACTTGGGCAGAACATGAACCTGTCGGTGCAGCGCTACATGCCTAATGGGATGGGTGGTAGAGCGCCACGCGTCATCAATGTGTGTGACAAGGACGGCAAGGTTGTGACGTCAGGAACTGTGTGTCCTGGAGATGTCATTGCAGCGACGATCTACATCAACCAAGTCTACACAGGTGTCGGTGGTGACAAGTTTGGCATTCACTGGGCATTCGAGGATGTGCAGGTCATTTGCCAGCGCATGAGCCTGTCTTGCAAGGCAGATGTGCCTGCATTCAAAGGACAGGCTTATGAATTCGCACAACCCTACATCGAGCCGCCGCCGCTCGAAGCACAATTTCCTGAACAGGTGTTAGTGAATGCGTAAAACGAAAAGAGTGAATGCGCCAAGGATCGAAAAGAAAGAAGCTGAAAAGCACCCGGACCACAAAGGTCCAGTTCCGAAAGAAGGTCCGACGCCAATAAGTGGTAAGACGTTCGGTAAACATGCAACGATGCCTGTGCTTGTATCTGACTTGTACTCGGAAGTCACACTGCCCGAGCTGGGAGAGTTCAATCCAGATGATATTAAATTAGACGGTACGGTGGTCGCAGTAGGGAAGCGGCGCACCGGAAAGACGTGGGTCTTCCGTAATCTCATGTATTTGATGAAAGACAAATTCGAGGCTGGCATTGTGATATCACAAACAGACGAACTGAACCATTTTTGGCGTCAGTACGTCCCCACAAAGTACATACACAACAAGTACCAACCCGAGATCCTGGACGCTGTATTCAAACGGCAGAAGGCGATCATCAACGATCAAAATCTGACTGACGCAGAGAAGGAAAAAAAGGCACCGTTTTTCATACTGCTCGACGATGTGATCTCGGACAGCCGACTGAAGTGGGACGAGAATCTGTGCGAGCTCTTTGTGGCCGGGCGTCACTACAAGCTGTTCACCCTGATCACAACACAGTACGCCAAGGCGATCACACCAACTCTGCGAGGTAACACAGACTACTGTTTCATGATGAAGTGCCTTCAGCAACGGCAGCTCGAGGCGCTCTGGGAAGACTTCGGCTCATTTCTTACAAAGGATGCATTTGCACAGATTTTAAACGCATACACAGAGAATAACGAGACACTCGTCATCAACACATGTCCGGACTGCGAAGTCGACCCACTGTCCATGATGACATGGTGGAAGGCAATCGATCCTGGCGAGTTCAAGATGGGCAGTGAGGAGTACTGGCGCTCGGCAATGATGAGACAGGACGTCGTTCCACCAACAGGTAACAAGCAGTCGGCGCAGGATCTACTGACACCAGGGGACCTCGACTGGGGCGTCTTCAAGGATTTGCCGATCGAGCGAGGTACAACTGGGCACGGAAAGTAAATTCTGACACATGTCTATACCACGTGTGAAATGTCTGTCGCATCATCTATTCCACATGCGATTGTGAATGTTGCAGCTGGACTTGCTGTGGGCACCGCTATCGAACTCGTCATTCCGTCGCCTTCCTCTTCAGACTCAGCCGGGCAGCTAGGCTTTGAGGTCGTGCTGCAGTCTGCTCTGAACGGACTGGCAATTGCCGCTGTCGTACCCCTGCTTGACCCCAAAACGGACTTGACGTACGGAATACCGTTTTATGCGGCGCTTTATGCCAGTCAAGGGACCTTCGCAGCTCGACTCGAGAGTGCAAGTGCTCTAGCAAAGTATCACAGTTCTCAATTTGCACAGCGAATGGGGTTACCTGTTTCAGGACTTGGTCGCCCCACTGAAGATCCAATGCAATTTTAGACCACATGCCGTCAAGCATTGCAAGCTTCGACTTTGACTTGATGAGTGGAAAGAACATACAGAACTTTTCACAGTCGAGTGCCTGAAAAAGGCGACAGAAGACATAGTTGTAGTTCAAAAAGTTGCGCCGGTTGGGGGGGCGATGGTTCTTGAAGGGGCCTTGCATCTCAGTAAACATGTCATCGATGCGACTTAGAACCACTGCTCCTGGAATTGGGGGCCTGACACCGGTGCAGAAGTCGATAATCTGCAGCCACTTCTCGATGTAAACCTGCTTACCTAGAGATCTGAGTACTGCTCTAATGACATCTTTGTTGATAACTGTGTATTCGCCAGACAGTAGGCGTTTCCCAATGACAAGCATCTCGTCAGCCGGAATTGGAGATTCGTGTAGCAGAAGCTGGCTAATGCGCTCGTGCCAATGGTGAATGCGTTTGTAATTGCTGCACCGAGTCGGAACATCACGACCATACATAGTCTCGAATACGACCATGCCAGTCTGAACAACGCCACAGTTGATGCAGACCCGTGTGCCTGCATCACTCGAGCCAGAACTATTGTAGCGCAGATCAGTGCTGCCACACGCACTGCACGCGTTGCGGTCAGCTCGTACAGGCTGGTCAACACGACAAGAACGCTCATAGTCGCGAAACGCATCGTCAACGTCATCTTGTGTGTAATACATGACACACGCAGTGTCTTGGAAAAACAATGTGTCTGCCTTTTTCCAAGTGCATAAAGCAAGCACGTGTCAGAAAGCAAGCACATGACGTGTCCAACAGCAAAATGGCGCGACCTATTTTTGGTAGGTGCTCAAGAATTAAATGGAAGGTTTACTGGTTTGCGATACACGCTTCCAGGCTACCTGCGCACTGTGCATGCTATTAAAGTGCTTGGGTATTCGATGACAAGTGTCGGTACTGCAGTCAAGACAGAAACACACTACGTCTTACGTTGCCGCGAAATCCACAGTGATGTGCTGAGCAACAGAGAAGAAGTGAGTGCACTCTGTGTGCTTCCCACGGTGTTTCCTAGACTCGAATTCTTCGACTCTGCCGGGATTGCAAGCGTCGAGATCCGACCGCCACAGAAGTTTCCCACACTGACGTTCGAGCTGCTGAAGTGGGACAGTGGGAAATACACACCAGTCAACCCGGGTGCAGATGAGGAGCTTGCACTGCACCTTCAGATCCTCGTCGACGAGACGTGATTATTTCTAAATGAAATTGCAAAACACTATCGATGCCCGGTATTGCAACTCCTGGCGCAGGTGTGGGTGGTTCACACCAAAATATGATTAACATGGGTTCTCAACATGCGCGTACTGGACGAGCCGACGTTGGTGCTGAATTGGGAGCTCAACTCAATGCACTCGACCTCGCGGAGCGAGCGCATTATCCAGAAGCCGCGAACAATTACGCTGATTTAGGTACTGGAACCGGGGCTAGCGACACGTATTCCAGTACAATTCTACCTGGTTTGCCTGCTTCAGGCAAACCAGCGGATGCACCGAATTGGTATAACTACGGCACTGCTCCTCCTGTGCCATACGACGCAGCGTCGGCGCAGAAGGAACATATCAGATTGAAGCAGGATGTGTATGAAGCTGCTCGTAAGCGTGCACAGAAAGACGCAGGACCGGGAGGTCCTGCAGTCGTTCACAGTGGTGGCGACCTCAACGAGGAGATCGCGTATGTCAAACACATGAAGGACCAGGCCGAGCTTGCAAAGTTCGACGATTACGTCTCGTCGATGATTGACCCACGTGAGCCGGGCAACTTGCAGTGGCTCATGGAGGTCTACCCGAGTTTTGTCACGCGTCGACTTCAACAGGCACACTCAGAGTACGAGTTCGCACTGCGTAAGCAGATGATCGACCAATGGGGTGTCAACACATTCGACGATTTGCACTTCTTGTACATGTGTGATCAAGGTCAATTCGGAAACATGCCGATACTACAGCGGCGACAGACTGCGACACCGGGCGACGCATACGCTGCAGGCTTCTTCTCACCATACAATCACTTTAAGAAGAACGGCAATTCGAATAAGATGGGTCTGCCGTTTTCATCTGCAGACTACGGCCACAAGCCCGAAGGAGGCCCAGCAGCGTGGACGCTCGACCGTGCAAAACTTAACCGCACTGCGTCGAGTGGAGTTAGTCAGAGAGAGATGTCACAGGCTGTGTTTGGCACCGGCGGAGCGCCTCCTACGACAACCTATGCACCAGGCGGAGATTATCGTAGGGATCCTGCATACGGACAAGCTACATACAACCCCAATTAATCCGGTTCAATGGACCTCAGTAATTTCGATGCGTCTGCATATTTCTAAACGCGGAGTACGGCGCATCGATGGCGACTCCACCACCAGTGACGTACGACTACAAAGACATGTGCGTTATGCTCGGCTGTGCAACGCCCGGTCGACGCGCACTCGTCGCTGCAGGCGTCGCCGGCATCGTCGGACTCGCAATTAAGCAGCCGAGTGCTGCATTTGACAAGGACGGTGCAATCCGACCTCTGAAGGCTGTCTCAAATGATCCGAATGCGACACACTTTCATTTTCTCATGCTACCAATGCTAGCTGCTACTGTTGCAGTACTAATCTCATGAATAAGGGTGACTTTTTGCTGGAGAAGGTGACAAACATGTCAAAATGGCTTGATGAGCATCTCGACCTCGGTCTAGTTGACCAAGCACATGGTATACAAGCAGTGCATGCGACTCTTCTCGCCTCGGGTGTTGGTTCCAAGGTGCAAATCGCGGCAAAGCGAGATTGGGACGGTCTACTTGATGTCATTGCGACTGAGGCACCGGTCTTGCTTCAAGCAGCGACGATGGTCCGCGAGAGACCCGCGCTGCACGCAAAGTTTTGGCGCTACATAGATTTGTTTGTAGAGATAACAAAGCAGTAAGTTTCTGATAAAGTAAGTAGTTGTTTTTATGTCATCGAATGATCCTCTAGGTCTTTCTGGGCTTGAGCCCGATGTCATCGATGCTAACGTTAAAGCGCGTGAATATAAGGGAAAGGATCCAGTGCAGGTACAAATGCAGATGCAAAAGGAACAACGACTCGCCGATAAGGAGAAGCGACTTGCCGGTAGTAAAGCAGGAGCGGCGGTTCCACCACCGCCGCCAGCACCGCCGCCTCAAAAGCTCGATGTCTCTGCGACACTCGACAAAATCTATGCATACCGTGAGCGCTTCACACACCTAAAGTCCCGAAACAAGGTCGGGCCGAAGAGCTCACCCGAAGAGGTGCTAGACGAACTACACTATATCGAGCTACAACTCGGCTCGCAGAACAATAACCATGGAATTGCGCAGACGGCGCTTTACTGCTCTATGGTCGGCATCGAGCGAAGCACAGACTACTTCAACCCACTTGGACTCGACCTGACGGGACTCGGCCGTGTCGCACAGAGCAATATGTCAGACTTTCAGCCGCTCCTCGACGAGCTGATGATCAAGTATCAATGTGGTGCGTATACGTCACCGGAGACACGGCTGGTGTTGATGGTAGGAGCGCTCGTCGTCACTGTGAACGCAGCAAATCAGAATCCAGAGACAGCTAAGGCACTGTCGGCGATGGCGAATGCTGTCAAGGTACCCGTGGGTGCAGGTGATCTTTAATTCTGAGGGTATGTGTGTAGGGGAATGCAAGACGGATCTGAGCGCGCAGTCGTATTTGTGCCGAGTCACGAGGACGAAAAGCGTGAAAGGCGCAAAATGCGACTGCAGAAACTCATAGATCCCAAAATACGCAAGCATCGACACGGCGAGCACCGTGTCGAGAAGCGGGTCGACGACATGTGGCAGAAGCTGGAAACGCAAAGTAGCGAGGATCAAACACCTAGTGCACCAGTAGACCATGTAGACGACGATGCACCACCCGACGCTGCTACACAAAACAGTAATGTGCTGATACCAGCTGCTGCAGCTGGTTTGGTCGCAGTCGTGGTATTTTCTAGTGTGTAATATTGTGAGTGTCATGCAGAGTGATCCTTATTTTAAGCTCATGAAGAAATACGACAGTGGAAATTTTATGAAGCGTGGTGCAATCTCTCAGTACTGGGAGTCGATGCAGAGGACGTATGGAACCTTGAAGGATGTGCCGCAGCGTGACGACCCGAGTTTTGCAAAGGCACTCGCACACAGGGCCAGGGAAATGCAACATTATGAGTCTATAGACATGCAAAACCAGCAGCTGCAGGACCAAATGAAAAGAAGTGCACTGATGCTGCAGACCTTGCAGGCAGAGAACGGGCGCTTGTACGATTTAATTTCTAGATTCCAAGACAACAAGAGCGATGAATCTTCTGTTAGCAGTCGGCGTGACAGCGGTAGTAGTGTACGTTTTGCGCCCGTCGAAGAAGTGCCTAGCTCCAGTGACACCCGGGGTGGACGGGCAGACGAACGAGCTGGGGAGGGAGAAGATAATAATACCACCAGCGAGGGAGATGGGCCTGTCGAACCTGAGGGATGAAGTGCCTGATAAAAGTGTCAGTTCATTCGGCTTCGACTCGATCCGGCATATGCTGCATTTGGACGCGTGTGAAAAAGAGCGGTCGCACCCGGGTCGTGCACACGTCGAGTCAGCTGTCGCAGCGTGAATTTTTCCAACGACCTGGCAACGGAAGCTATGCAGACAAGCTTGGCACTGAACACTGCACCGCAGGACGGGCTGCTCATCGACAATCAGAAGTCGTACTTCACAAACGTCGGCTATGTCCGCTCGTCGAACTTCCAGATGGAGCTGCGCGACGTCGAGCCACAGAACACGGCGAATCTCGGTGGAACGACGACCTTTATCATCCCAAAAGCTGCTGACCTACTCGGCACGCTCGACCTGATGGTTCACTTCGACAAGCCCACAGAAGCTAACTTCCAAAATCTGCCGGCTAACACTTTCGTCGGCTGGGTCGAGTCGCTGGGGTACGCAATGATCGAGTCTCTCGACTTCCAAGTCGGATCTCACTCGATTGAGAAGTTGACTGGCGAGGACCTCAACATTATGAACGAGCTTATGCGTGGCGAGTCGACGCGCCACGGCTTCCATCAGATCCTGAAGACTGGTCGCCCACTAGTGAGTGGCGTCATCCCGGCCGGAGCGAACGCAGTGGAGTACTCGTACGACGACGATGAGACATGGGACTCGCACGATCGCCTGATTGCGTACACGGACAAGTACGGTGACCTGGTAATCAAGGACGGCAAGCGTTTGTGCATTCCACTCTCACTTCTGTTCACATCACACCCGTCGAAGTACCTACCACTCGCAGCGATCGCTAACTGCAACGACATCCGCGTTGTTATCAAGTTCCGCCCGTGGCAGGAGCTTGTTATGGTTCACAATCTGCCTACACCCGCTGCCGGTACACACGGAACTGGAACTGCATCAAGCTCTGCAACTCTGACTTCACTAGCATTTGAGGGCGCGTCTAGCTTCAAGGCAACTAGTGGACTTGGGGAGCCACAGAAAGGTGCGTGTGTACTGCGGTGCCACTACATCCACCTGACGGGCGCTGAAGCAACAGCTCTTATGGGCAAGGAGCACGTCCGGCTAATGAAGAAGTGGGACCAGAATAGGATTTCGATTCAGAAGACGCTTACACACAAAACTGGTGGCGGTCAGTTTCAAACGTTCGACGTCGCGCTCAACTTCCTGCACCCTGTTCAGATGCTGATTATCACTCTGCGCAAGGTCTCGGAGTGTGCGTCTAGCAGTTTGCTCGGGTCCGCGAAGGTGACGAGTGACGCCGACCCTGGCGAAGGCCGTCTCCCGAGCCAGGATGCGCGCGCAAAGAACTACTTCGCGTACCACGGCGGCAACGAAGATCCGAACATCGAGAACCCCGGTCATGCGATCAAGGAGACGCTTGCAAGCGGACACGGGACTACGACGACAGGGAGTTCTGGTACAGACCTCGTTGTGACGTCGTCGACTGGCTTTGCACCTGGTCAGCTCGTCATGCTCAGGGGCGCTACTGGTAGTAGGCCAAAGCTTAATTCCACTAACAACCCCGAAAGTGCCGACAAGGTCAAGTACTGGGTCAAGTCTTATTCCTCCGGTGTACTTGTTGTGACAGCATACTCTTCGGGGAATGCCTTTGATTCGACTGCCAGTGCTGTTGCGTTCAAGACTGATCAGAGTGGCCTCGCGTATGATATCATTCAGCTGAGCACGTTGGGCGCAGTCCCGACGCTCGACGTGAAGAACTTCAAGCTGACGATCAATGGGCACTCGCGGCACCTCGACGGCAAGGGTCTTGATAAGCACTACCTTGCCGAGCGTATGATGCCCGCGATGCACTCGAACACAAGCGAGTTCTACAAGCAGAAGACGAACAGCTCGGGCCATGGCGCATCGGATGATGGGCACTTCGCAATGCAGGACCTTAAGATGCTTCAGCAGTTCAAGGACCGCAAGGACATCTTTGTCTATCCCTTTGCAATGAACCCGCAGAGCGAGAACCCGTCGGGCCACATCAACTTCTCGAAGGTCTCACATGCGAACCTGCAGGTCGACGTCCTTGCAAAGCTTCCGTACGGCGTGAGTGACGCTACCGAGGACTGGCAGATCGACGTGCTCGGTCTCTACTACAACTGGGCCGCTATCAAGGACGGTCGCATGCTCGTCACCTTTGCGTAATAAATTTCTCACATCGCCATTAGTAGATGGACATTGTGTGTCCAGTAGAGTGTGTGAATTCTGCATGCACGCCGCCAGATTTCATCGAGCGTAATGGGACGTGGCTATTGACAATGATTGGTGTTGTTGGTGGTGGACTCGGTGCTGTACTGACATACTTTTTGAAGAGCCGGTGCACTGACATCGACGTGTGCTGTGTAAAGTGTCGGCGTGACCCTCTGCCCGTCAGTGAAGTGTGCAATATTTCTAATAAACCAGAGGGTGACCCAGTATGAGATACGCCATCGCAATAGATGTTGGCCTGCGTAACCTAGGTATGTGTGTCTTTGATTTCACGTTGTCAAAATTCATCTACTGGGACAACTGCTCGCTTATACAAGGTGCGCGCTACACTCCGTCACAGAACGTGCGCTATGTCAGAGACTTCATTCAGCGCCACCAACAATACTTTGACGAGTGCATGTACCTCATCGTCGAGAGACAGATGCGCTGCAACATGCGCATCATCGAAACGGTTTTCCATTCGATGTTCTACGACCGCTGCTATATTATCGATCCGAAGAGTGTGAAGGCACATTACAACATCAGCTTAAAGAACTACAAATTGAACAAAGCGCGTGCAGTTGAGTGGGCGACAGACTTTGTGAGTTCAAACCCACGAGCGTTCATATCAGAGACGCCGCTTGCTAACTTTACAAATCATAAAAAGAAAGACGACTTGGCCGATGCACTTCTCTTGCTGGCCTATTTTCTGGATACATACTCGCTACAGACGGATGATTGCATCGGATTTAGCATTGTCTTCTGACGAGGACGATGACTACGATACAGAGGACAAATGGGAGCGCGATAATCACGATCAATTGACTGAGATGTACGAGGCGTTCCTCGACATAGGAAAGGCGTGGTTTGGCAGCGGGTTTTACAGGACTGGTGGCTACTACCACTTCTGTGTTTTCGTGAAGAGCTTCTATACACAGCGCCACCTTTTCTAAATCATAGAATGTATATTTGTGTACATGTCCGTGTGGCTGATTGGCCTGGGTGCCGGGATGACATACGTACTCATGAAGCAGCAGACAATTCACGGCACGATCGCGCGAGCGGAACGAGAGTATGAGGCGCGGCACAAGCAAGGACCCGCTGATGGAGGCGTCAGTGTAGGCGTACTGGACGCGATCAACAAAAAGGACGTGCGCAAACCCGCAGCAGAGGCACCGGCTAACACAGAACTTTCAAAAAGTGAACAGGCCGCACTAAACAAAGCGGGTGATGGCTTCGAGCAGGACGAGCTTGCTTACGATAAGCAACAGGGCGACGTCGGCGTGATTGAGCCTATTTACATGGAGCAGCACGTGCCGCAAATCTAGCGTAGTGCTCTTGACGAACAGTACACCGCGCATTTTGGTAAGCACTCTCAGATTCCACACTACCTCTCGTCGCCAGAGCAGCTGCGAGCTCAGCTTCTGCTTTCTGAACAGCGTAGTCATGCACAACTTCCTGTGGTATGTATCGCATCTCTAGAGCTCTGTAGTAGCCGGCCAGTTTGTATTGGAGGTCTTGTGACATCATTTGCGCAACGAGACCGGTCTGAAACATCGGACGCTCTTTCTTTAGAAAAGGCCATCAGCAAAAATGTTGCGTTCATTAGGAAGATGACTAAGAATGCCGCGCCAGCCGACGCCCACAGAGCAGCCTCCCACACTTGACACGAGGGCGGCATCTGCAATATACTAGGACTGCTTGGAAGAAGATACAGAGTCGCGTGCATACTCGTCGATACTTCGGTCACCGAGTAGTCGACGCCTTTCTTTTGGCCCAGTCTTCAAGGTATGGTACATTACGGGGTTGCGGTGCCGCCAGTGCAGCCACTCGAGTGCGTGATCGTCGTTGCAGAACCACCAATCTATCGGACCGTCGCGAACCTTGTACATAGAGCGTCGTTTCTGCACGCGTACACACCAGTGGCAGTAACTGTGTGTGCTGCACCGCTTCCACTGCTTCAACCGCGGGTCCACAAACATGAGGAGCTTGCCTTTTTCAAGTGCTTGCTTTCTGCACTATCGAGTGCTTGCTTTCTGCACTGCTAATCCAGTTTCATTTTTGTTTCTGATGCTCGAAACAGGTAAAAGATGTGGGCGGGCCGACTCCGTACACGCAGGGAGCGCACAGTTACGTATTGGGAGGAGTTTGTAGAGACTGATGAATGGTACATCAAAGAGCTCGTCGCAGATGTACCACCCGAAGAGCTGCAAGCGGCACTCATAGACGAAGACTTTTCTGAAGATGTAGACATGCAGAGCGATGCAGCACGTTCTGATGACGAAGGGGGGGAAACAGCCTCTGATGATGATGAGACAGAATCAGATGTCGCCGAGTCCAATGACGACGTATCCTACAGAGGAGCAGGAACAGACGGAGAGTCATCAGAGTCAGAGTGCTCAGAATCCGGCAGTGAAGAAGAAGAGAGCAGCGAAGGGCAGTGATGAAGCCAAGGAGCAGATGCGCCGAGTGCGTCTAAATCTAAAGCGACAGTAATGTGATGCGTACATCTCAAGAGACGTGGCATGTACTTGCGGCCATCCGGCAACTTCACGAAGAGATCAAGCAGCTTAGAGACGAGGTGAAGGAGAAGCAACAGAACGTAGTGAACATAGTGTTTCCAGCAGAGGCGTTTGCAGATGACGAAGAGTCTAGTAGCCCGCGTTCGGCACAAAGCGAGCCGTAAAAGTTTTCTTACCTTAATAGAGAAGCATGAACCTTGTAATTGCTATCGGAGCGGTGTTTGTAGCTGTGATAGTGGGTAGTCACAGACAGGTCATCAGAGCATCGAGCGATTCGGATGCACAGCGAGGTGCAGCAAAGGAACGCGCAGCTATGCTCGAGCAGTGGACACTCACGAGTAACAATATTCACTAAGCCGAACCGTCCATCTCGACAGTGATCACTAAGCGCTTGACCTTTTCTTTCGTAAAGTTTGCGCCTAGAAACGTGTTGTCGTGAAGCACTCGCGAAAGCCTATTCGCCAAGAATTGTGCATTACTCGCGCTAATTTTACTGTTTGTATCAGCACCACCGTACTGGGGCTGTGTCGTGTTTGCGGCGTTCCAATTGCGTTCAAAGATATTGCACTCCCATGGAATTCCTATTTCGTCAGAGGTTAAATTTACCATGAGATCAGTCCCATCGTTGTCAGCATTGGTTGTGAGACCCGCAAATGTCGACCTGTAGTTCGCTGTAGTGGTCATTTCTTCATATGAATAATTAGAATTTTTCCAGGCGTTTATCAATAAAAAGCATGGGTCTCTCGATATCGAAAAGAAAAATGGAAGTAGTGTTGAACAACGGGGTTCGAAGACGCGTCAATGAGGGACACTGGGGCTCGCGCAATTTTGTGGCTATCGACTCGCGCATGTTTGATCCGAAGTGGCCAGGAAAGCACTATGTGTCAAAGTTGATCACTCAGCGAATGCGCGCTACTGGCGAGGATTTCCAAATAGCGGCGACAAGAATATCTACAGTGACGGGAAAACTAAACACATATGAGGGTCTCGTTCCAGGCATGGTGCGTACATTGTTTGATGCCTTTGTATCGAGAGTGCGTGCGAGTCGGGCAGCAATGGCCGCCATGAGACCGGATTCGCCTTCAGGCTAGCACTGCTCCAAGGTCTGGATCAACTCTGAATTTCAGTCCCAATCTCTTAAAAGTCGCTGCCTGGCAATCATTATACGGGTCGTACTTTTGAACATAGCGCGGCTTTGCTAAGAGAGTGTGCACGGCATCGTCTTCCTTGAGCAGCTGATCAATCGACGCTTGCTCGGCAGCCTTGAACTTTGGGCACCACTGCCTTGTGTGACCGTAGAAGCCACACCACTTGCACGCGCGCGGCTCGATCTTGCCATTACCCGGGCCCATTGCATGCCCGAGAAGTGTCGTGATCTCCTGCATAATACGGTTTGCGCGCAGCCACTCAGACGAGTCACACTTTGCGAGCTCTTCACGCCAAAACAGCACTTCTTCACGGACTGCTTTTTTGGGTCGGTACCCATTAGAGCGACCCATGACACCGCGAAGTAAACAGCTTATCGAGTGGTTGGAAGAAAATCCGACTTTGTGGAGAGTCAGCAAAAGTATTTCTAGACGGGTAGCAACAATATGCGCCGTGAAATTGGCCCAAGTGGCACCGGGTCATCCATTGAACAGAAGCGCTACGAGCGCCTCACCAAAGCGACAGAGACGAATGAAGCCGATATCACCGCGCTTAAGAACCGTGTAAGCACGATCGAGAGCGATGTGACGACGAATGCAGCGTCGTTCACGTCACTGCCGAGCAACCTCGTCGACTGGACGAAACATCAAGCGGCACTTGAGATTGCTCCGAGCAATCTACCGACAGAGATGCCCGAGTGGAATGATATCGTCGGCAAACCCGCGCTACTCAATACTATGGTGGATTGGACAGTGTCGCAGGACGTCGTGATTCACAGCGACAACTATCACGACACGACATACCCACTCGCGTCGGAGCAAGGCCGTGGTTTGTCCAGGTACAACTTTACCGGCGCAAGGAAAGACAAACTAGACGCAATGTACACTAGAACTGCACTAGACACCGTCTTAAACACAAAGGCTAACAAGTCGGACGTCGAGCTCGCACTATGGGAAAAGGCGGACGCATGCGAGCTGAGTCTAAAAGCTGATCAGACTGACGTCGTCGATCTCATAGATGAGTTATCAGTGCAGCTGACTGCGAAGGCGGATAACTGCGAGCTCGAGCTGAAGGCAGACAAATCCGAGATTATTACGAGTGCTGACTTATCGGTGCTTGAACACTATACTGATGATTCTAACTCATACGCACAGGCGTCACATGCTGCGACAGACTTCGTTCACAACAAAATTGGACGAATAGATGCGAACACAACAGTTGCACAAATGCAGCAGCGATACCGCAAGCTTGACCACCTTATCTCGGCGATGCTTGACATTAAACCGGTAGAAGAGAACAACCCTGATGCTGCGAACGCTAAGATCGAATTGAGTGGAAAAGGGAACACTGATGTCATCATTGGCACCGAGATATCACGTTATTTCACTGTTTCTATCGACCGTGGCAATTGGAGTCCGTCTGCTAGTACGACAGCAGCAAACGGTGAGAATGAAGTTGTAGATACGTCGCTGATTCCCTACGGCACAGTCAACTCGCTGTCTTTTACTAACCCGTTTACTGATGACGAAGACCAGCCGGTAGTGTCACTAACGCCACCAAGCGCTGCATCTCAGGGCCGTGTCGTGAGTGCGACGAGCACAGAGCTAAAATGGACACCAGAGAATCTCACACCCGTTACAATGAGTAGCTTCAATGGACAGACTGCACAGGGCACACTTGTGTATAACAATAAGGGCAACACTACGCGAAAGAATCTCCGGAATTGGCAAGTGAGCAACGCTGTTACGTACACACCGTATGCTCAAGTCTTCAAGGGGTCTGGTCAAAGCGCTACTGGCTTAAGCGACGGGGCGGCTGTGGGAAACCAAGGCAATGTAGCATCAACGCCCACAATGACTGCGGCTACTAACATTGCATACGTAACGCATTTGACACATAATGGCACATCGAGCCAGTCTGTTCTATTTCCCAAGGAGCCGCAAACAGCAGCACAATCGACGCACGTCATTAACGGGCAGTGGGGCACTGCAGAAACAATAACAGCAGCAACGTGGTCTAAGACGAGCTTTTCTCGCACTGTTGGCACTAAGTCATTTACCTACTGGGAGTGGAAATACTTCGGTGGTGCGTGGACCGGGGGTGCCACTTTCAAGCTTACTTTCTAAGCTCACATCTGAGTCAACATGAGCAAACTAGACGTACCGTTCTACCTCAATCCGTTGACGAACAGGCCATTAGACGCGAGACAAAAGGGGACGTCTTCCGACAGACCAACAGGAAACAGTCTCTTTCCTGGACTGTGGCGCTATGAAACAGATACTAATGGATTTGTTTACTACGACGGGTCAACGTGGCAAGTACTTGACGACATTCTGAGTAGGACCGACTGTGAACTGCACTTGAAGGCTGAGAAATCCGATATACCAACGAAAGTCTCAGATCTTACAAATGACAGCAACTACCTTACTGGAATTCCAAGTGACTTGGTAGCTGCTGTCGCTCTGAATACTGCCAAAGTAGGGATCACATCAGCACAAAGCACTGCTATTGCACGTAATTCCACAATGTCCCGGCCGACTATTGTCCTCAAAGTGACTATTCAAAATGTTGATTATAACTTATCACATGGTTTTCACTATCCAGCGTTTTTTATAAACGGGCGTCACAAAGCAGACCTTGAGTTTATTGAAGGACACACGTATAGGTTTGACCAATCAGACCCTAGTAACCTTAAAACTAATATTTGGCAAGGACAATACGACTTTGTGTCCTCTCCGCCGGACAACAGCGGTGAAAACCGAACGATACGATTTTCAACAGTCGACGGCGGAACACGTGATGGTGGACTTGAATACTCAGGCGGTGTATATCGCGGAGAGCAGACAGGTTTCTTACCAGGTGGCGTTCCAGTGATAGGAATTGAGCCTGGCAATCCGGGTGCTTACACAGAAATAACAATCACTCCCTCTACACCAAGAACTCTGTATTACTACGAAGACAGCGACTCTGGTCAAGGCCAAGCAATTTGGAACACTTACACTCAAAGACTCTCCTTACGTCATCTCTCGGGGTCGCATAAAATTACTGTAAAGGAACCTGGAGAGTTACATACAATGCTGTCTAGGGATACAGTATATGGAAGCTTGAGAGCAACTGATGACGCAACTGATGAAACAACATTTAATAATGTGGCGGCAACTACTTTGACAGCAACTGAATTATTAGGAACAACTGGAAAGATAATGGTTAACAACGATTCTAGGCAAACGTCTATCTACCACGCAACTCAATCCAACACAAGCACCGATGCAGACCTCCACATTGATACCTACAGCAACTCTACAGCAGATGATATGGGTATTAATTTTAGCACACAGAACACTAGTAGAATGCGAATCGCTAAGAATGGAGATGTTAATGTTGCTGGAGATGTTGATGTTGCGGGAAACATGGATGTTGGAACTATAAACGGAGGAGCAACAACAGTAAGCAGTTTATCGACGGCAGCAGTGGGTTCGTATGGGTATGGACCAATATCAGGAGGAACAATAACAGCATCAGGTAATATTGAAACATCATCAAAATTAGTGGCAAGTGAATTAGAGATAGCAGCAGGTGCTAATGGACTAACATCACACTTTAATCATGGTGGCAATGGCAAAAATTATATTCGTGGAACAGATACATATTGCGATACTGATTTTCAAATAAAAGATGACAAATTTTTAGAGTTTGGAAACTTACATGGGTGGTTTTTACAATCAGGTGTAATATGGTTTGATTTAAAATACGCTTACACCCACAACGGTAGTCAACAGGTTCAAAATGAATTGAATTTAGGATTTAATCACCCATCAACCGTGGGATCGTGGTCAAAATTACTAACTATTACAGGTAATAAAATACATCACAGAAGAGCGCTTCAATATTCTAGTGATGACCGCCTTAAACACAATGAAACAAACATTGTAAAAGGATTAAATATTATTAGACAATTACAACCAGAAAAATATCAAAAAACCGTAGAAATGTATGAAGCAGACTATAAAGGTGTTATTGATGAACCATCAGTATGGGAGGCAGGACTCATAGCACAAAAAGTCTCACAAATACCAGAACTAACTGATTATGTAGCAGGTGGTGATACAATTGGTGAATCGGGTGAAAAAATAGAGAACGCATATTCATTAGATTACAACAGTATTTCTATGTATAGTTTAGCGTCAATAAAAGAATTAGACGCCATAATCCAAGCACAGCAGAGTAAAATAGATAGTTTACAAGCAGAAAACACTGTAATGAAATCTAAATTGAATGAAATATTAACTGAAATGGGTAAGGAAACAATAGCAGACTTTAGCAGAATGCGGCGGCACTAGTCTGTCTCCTGCACGTATTGCAGCGTCTTGCCCTCGAGTCGTGGTGCAGTGCCCTCTACACGCATACGCCAGCGAAGCCTGTCAAGTTTCAGCTTCTGGCGCATAATATACTCGGTGCAGCCGTGGTTCCCAGCGAAGTCTGCGAAGGCGACGAGCAGTGCCTGCAGCGGGATCTGGTACTTGACGACCGTAGCGTGCGTCGGTACGATTGCATAGTCGCGCATGCGCTTCATCGTCTTGCGGAACATGACGATCTCCTTATTGCGCACATAGTATGCACGCACAGCGCTGGCATTCCTACTTGTCATCAATAGGGAAGCTTGAGGATACGCGCCTCGATGCCTGCTGCAACCGTGTACTTGCCGGGCACCTTCTGCCAGAGCTTGGAAATTGCGAGATCGTGGTTCTTGCAGTGCGCGAATTGCTTGCCCTTGAGAACGTGAGTGTTAAAGGCATCACAGTTGTTGATGTTGGCTATGGACACATTGCCTTTGATATCAGGGATCTTGAATGCTGTGACCTTGCGCTCGGCCCATCTGTAGCTCTCGAGCGGGAGGCCGACGCCGTCCCACTCGTTCCGAGCGCGCTCAGCAGGCAGAGCGCGCTTTGGGCCCTTCTTGCGCCGCTCGAGGTCTGTGATTTCTGCAGAGTGGCATGGGTTGCCAGCGGTTGTGACGCCGGGCAAGATGCCAAGACGAACCGGAACCGTGGACTCATCAGTGAGCTGGCACGGGCCCCAGCGACCAGTTGGGCCGCCGACCGCCTCGACCTGCAGAGGCACTCGGTATCCGTCGACTGTCATCTTCAGCTCACCACACTTGTGGGAGTGCAGGATTCCAATGGCGTCTCTGACGGCATTTTCACTGTGCCCCAGACTGTCGCGGTGCAAGAGGTAGTCAACGAGCTTGGCCGGGTCGACGCCGGCCACGAGCAGAGTGGTCAAGCACCGGAAGCGGCCGTTCACACGCCGCAGGTTACGGCGATGCAGCTGCAGCGCACAGTTTGGCCACCACTCAATGTCGCCAATGTCGTCTTCAATGCGCTTCACGAGAGGGTGCTGCGCGAGTACGACGCCGTCGAGCAGCTCGGAGTGCCAGTTCTTCAGCAGCTCAGCGTGCTCCTTCTCGTACTCCTCGTAGAACGCAGCGGCTGTGCTCACTCTCGCCTTCTTGCTCATAGTGCTCTTGCCGCGTAGTGGTGCCCTCTACACGCATAGCGTGCCGCGTGGGGACAAAGTTTTTTTGTTCTTGCCGCGTACTGTGCAGTTTTTTGTTTTGTCCCCACAAAAGGGCGCTCGCGTGGAGTCAATGGCAGACATGGACATTGTGAACTTCGACGACGCGCTGCACGCAGTGTTCGGCGCCGAGCAGAGGCAGATCGAGCAGTCCGATTCGGCTTGGTTCGACGAGCTGTCAACGGCACTCGCCGATGAGAGCAACAACAAGTGCGACGTCAACGTCGCTACCATCATGCATACTCTGAACACTGTGCCGGTCATGGTGGACGCGACGGATGGCACAAAGTTGCCACTTTTTGCCGCTTTCGATGCGATTGTCAAGCGCTCGAACGCACAGTTCGAGAAGATCCACAAGATCCACACGTGTCTGATATCAACGGCAATGCAGCAACAGCTGAAAATCAAGGAGCTTGAGAATGAAATCAAGAACCTCGCAGTTGACTACAGATACACACAGAAATCGTGCCATGAGCAGGGCATCGTCTGCGCGCACTGCCTCGCAGCACCCGCTCTTTTTCAGAGCGGTGACAAATTCTTCTGCTCTACCGTGTGTCAGGAGCAAACTCTCCTGAATGATTGGAGTGAATGCTAATATTCTATGCGCTAGAGCGAGTATGTGCGACAAGGCACTCGCGATTGCACTCGTCCGTGCACATATTATGTCAAGCCCCGAGTACATGAGCTACATACCGCCCTACAAGCGCATACGCTGGTCGTACACAGCTGAGAGGTGTATTGTCGAGAGTGCTGGTGGACACCTCAGACGCAAAGCGCATTGCAAGCGCTCGTTAGATTGTCTCGCGTGTGTATGCAAGCAAAGCGAGCTTGTTTGTCCGAAATATTACGAACCAAAACCGGGTCGCAGACACTAGTCTATGCTACGATACGCTCTGTCATGGTCATAATGTTACCCGCAGCACCAGCAGCGGCACCAACGACGGCCATGGAGGCCATGTTGATCCTCTTCGCTTCCCACGGGCTATCCCAATGCCCACCCACTGAGCTCGGAGACATCTCAACGATTCCCGAGATCACTGCAGCTCCAGCAGCTCCATATAGAGCAGCTGACAGCGGGTCACTGCCGAAAATCCTCCCGCCAGTATACCCAGAGCCAATTGCTATCATACTCGTCCAAGGACTCATGCACATCGCAAGCTTCACAGTCTTCCCTGGCGTTGACATAGCTTCCATTGCCATCTTTCTGCTTCTTCTTTACTTAGGTACTTTAGAAATAGTCACGGGTTCTGCCTCGAGACGAGCACACTTGTCCTGCAGTTCTGTGATGGATCTGTACGCACGCTCAAGCTCCCAGTGCTGAAGATTGAACTTGTCCTTCTCAGTCTTGTTCAGCCAGCGCCCGTGCTCCACTCCAGTGTGGAACGCAGCAGACTTCATGCGCAAGGCGTCGTGCAGAATAGCGTCAGACAGATCTTGCAGCTGCGCTTCAGTCGCCTTTGACGCCTCAGCTGCTACGGCGCTCAGAGCACACAAGGTCCGTTCGAACTGCGATCCCGAGAGCGTAGTACTGTAGCACTGCCCGCTGCACAGGCCGACGCGCTTCTGATTCGGCACCGAGCGTGATCGCACAATAGCGCTCGGAACGTAGATACCAGGCATCTGGGCAAAAAGTGGGGACAATTTGTTTTTTGGTCACCACTTCGCGTTTTGCGTGCCTCCTCGACGAGTTGGCTAATCTCCTCCCACCTCAGCCTGAGTAAGAAAAGTACATTCCGGTTTTTTTTTGGTCACCACTTCGCGTTTTGCGTGCCTCCTCGACAAGTTGGCTAATCTCCTCCCACCTCAGCCTGAGTAAGAAAAGTACAATGTACTTATACTATTACATAGGTGTGAATGTGAATGTGTTTTTTGTTTAATTTTTTTTTGGTCACCACTTCGCGTTTTCGGTGCCTCCCCGACAAGTTGGCTAATCTCCTCCCACCTCAGCCTGAGTAAAAAAAGTACAATGTACTTATGTACTTATGTATATGTATATGTATATGTAGTAGTAATGTACTTTCCTACTTAGACTGAGGAGATTAGCCGCCAAATAGAAGCAAGTTTTTACATATTACAAACAATAATAATAAATAAATAAATAAGTAAATAAAACACATTCACATTCACACCTATGTAATAGTATAAGTACATTGTACTTTTCTTACTCAGGCTGAGGTGGGAGGAGATTAGCCAACTTGTCGGGGAGGCACGCAAAACACGAAGTGGTGACCAAAAAAAAATTAAACAAAAAACACATTCACATTCACACCTATGTAATAGTATAAGTACATTGTACTTTTCTTACTCAGGCTGAGGTGGGAGGAGATTAGCCAACTCGTCGAGGGGGCACGCAAAACGCGAAGTGGTGACCAAAAAAAAACCGGAGTGTACTTTTCTTACTCAGGCTGAGGTGGGAGGAGATTAGCCAACTCGTCGAGGAGGCACGCAAAACACAAAGTGGTGACCAAAAAACAAATTGTCCCCACTCGCAACACCCGAGCACTCTCGCGGGCATTTCCTGACGCCGGTGGAGAGCAGTGTAGCGTGCTGCCGTGCGACATGCCGATCAACAAGACCCGTGGCTCACCTGCATCATCTCAGGTCCGCAATGCGAACAGACCGAGGCCGAACCGGCAGGCGAACGTCAACTATCCGCAGCAGCAGCGCAACACCTGCGCCGACGTCAATGGCGATCCTGTCAGCAGGTCCGCCTTCACGGTGGAGCTGGCGATTGCGAATCAGTGCCTGGACAACGAGCCGCTGCCAGTCGAAGATCCAGCACTGCGCACTCTGATCACGAACCGTGTGGCCGACGAGTTGCGCAAGATGAAGATGCTGACAAACCACGACGGTGTTGATGTCCTGTCCAGCAAGTCCGGCAACCTGAATGCTGTGATCGACGCGATCGCGGGTACAGACGCCTTGGACGACGTCTTCATTTTGCGCACGGTGAACTTCGGACAGCTGCACAAGAAGTCGTGTGCACCCGACCTCTCGATGCGTGAGCACCACAAGAACGACAAGACCTACGTGCCTGCAGAGCAATTTGAGACCTACCAAGTGCCCGAGTCCAATAACAATGAGAACTACCACTACAAGCTGTACTGCCAGGCACCCGCTGCTCTCGGCGGCTGGCATGCAGAAGTTGTGACCGAGCGCTTCCAGAAGTTCCGCCTAGCGTTTGAGTTTGAGGTCAAGGTCGGCAATGAGTTCATTGGCGTCAAAGTTACTTGCAACCAACGCCCAAAGGATCATGTGTACAACGCAGAGACGAAATGCAAGGAGCAGTGCGTGAAGGTGCAGATTGGATCATTTGACGTCGACGATAAATTTGTCGCTGCTAGCCCAGATGCAGATGCCATTTACACAAAGATTGACTGGAAATCAGATTTCTTTGTGCCAAGTAAGTGGAAGTCTGCGGAATCCGAGTATGAAGGCGGCGGCGAGGAGCATGAGCTAGATGAGAGCAAGTCACGCTTCACCTTTGTGAATGAAGACTTCAAAATTTGCCTTGTCAGCGAGAATGATGATACAATTTTCAAGACGCCTTTAGCGAACTTTGCGATTGATGGCGTTCCGCACATCTACACATTCGACGACCCCGAGATGCAACCGCTCTATGAGATCATATGTACAAAGTACTACTCGGATGCAGGTGAGCCAATTACTATCGGGCCCAACGACTTGAAGCGCAATCCACGCGTTACGCACTGCTCCACACTTACTGTTCACGCGCTAATTAATCTCACTGTTTGCCATACGAAGCGCGATGTACTTGAGCAGTTTCAACGGCAGTGCGATTATCTGCTAACGGACGGCATGACTGCTGAGATGCTCATTAATTTCATTTCGCAACAGGCCGACCCGAAGCCGCTTCACATGATTGACAAATGGGGCTTGCAGGATGACGGTTGGTGGGTTCTTGGGAATTGCGCCTTTAAGGATGCAGAATTAGTTGCAATCAACGAGAGCGGCCATAGTGTCTACCACCGTTACTTCACACACAACGCCTACGTTTCAATGAGTGTGTCCAACTTTCCAAAGATCTTGATCTGCCCGATTCCGCACCTCCGTTACTTCATTGGTTGCTTAATGTGGAACAGACTGATGCGGCCTTACTTTGCGAACAATGAGCAGCCAGCAAAGGCAGTCTTCTGTACAGCGCTGCTCGGGATGCACGCTCACGATTTCTGGAACATGGTCGGTTCTCTTCACGGAGCACCAACGCTATGGGCCGTCAGCCGCGAGCCCGGCTCTGGCAAGTCGGAGTCTTTCAAGCTTGCACAGGAGGTCGTTGGTTCGGGGCACCGCGCTCTGTGGGGCGGCGACGCGACGAAGCCCGCGACGTTTGATGCATCTGTCATGGACTCTGGGATTATCCGCTTTATTGACGATGTCGTCGTCGCTTATCAGAGCCGGAACGGACCCGAGTCATCAGCGCACCAAGAGATTGTACGCGGCTTCTTCGATCGCACGGGTCGCCAAGTTTGTGGCAAGCCAGAGCGAGCGCCCAACAGCACTATCGGCTATAGCAGCAACTCCGTCATCAATATCAAAGACCATCCCTTCCAGAGCCGCCTGCTAACACTCGAATACAAGCCGCTGCAGAGCGAGCACGCTGATTACGAGTGGGGTGACTTCACCGAGACTGACTATCTCATTTGCCGCAAATTGATGTCGTGCCTGATGCCGGACCTTGAGATGATTGGCAAGTGGAACGGTTCAATTGACAGCGAGGCTATCACTGACCTCGTGACCTGGTTTGAGAGTGTTCAGAAGGTCAAACGCAACCGTCCGTGTGCTAATAATGCTAAGCTAGCATTCATCGAGCTCAATATGATCAAGTGCTTTGGTGGCGGTGAAGAGGACACTGTGTCATTTCTCGATTGGTTCATCAATGATGTGACTCGCACGGTCTGTGAATTGAATAAGCACCCGGGCATTATCGACCAGTTCCTTCTCGCACTCATTGAAGTTCGCGACAAGGTCAGTCCCAATGTGCTCGGGCCGAATCCCGACCGTGTCATCTACTGGCACAACTTCCGCACACAGCTACTCCCCGAGAATTTCATTCAGATGCCAAACCAAACTGTGAACCATGGATACTGGGCAATCCGCGTCGGGCAAGTCACTAATGTCATACAAAATGTGCTCGGTCGTGCATTTGACGAGCGCGAGATCTACAATGCTGTGAAGAACTCGCCGAATGTGAAAGATGGCGTACGCGGCACATTTTATGACACAATGCGTGGCTGGCCGCTCAAGAAAACCATTATTGCTGGGACCTCTGACGTTGCGACCGACGTGCCAATCGAAGAAGACGAGTTGCTCTCCGAAACGCTCATTCGTTCGCGCTGCATTTTTGTGAAGAAGGACCATATTCTCTCACTGTACAAGACTGTACAAGGCGACGAGTCGGACGAGCAGGACTACAAGCACATTGTCATCAAGTCTTGTGTACCCGGCATCGCCGATTACAACATGTATGACATGGCAGTCTCAGGTGATTGGTTCGGATATCGTACGCTGGATCAGTGCAGCTTCTCGCACTTCTGTGGTGCAAAGAACAAGATTTACTGTGGCGGCGGTACGTGCGACCCGCTACTCATCTCAAAAGACATCGAGCGCGAGCATCGCGAGCTTGGGATCGACAGTGTTATGAACTGCTTCTCGCCGCAATACATTCTGAACCTGCTGAACTACGACAACTACCAGATGGACGCGTATCCACCCTGTTGGATGAAGATGCCTTTCCAGACGCGCGATGCAGCGGACGACACTTACGTGTACGACCCTCTCACACAATACGCACGCGACCGTTATGAATACTACGATCCGACCATGGAAGATTACTGCGACACCGACGACGCCAAGCGCAAGATGACACCCCCCGACACGGGTGTCGAATACAAACACGCCAAGAGAGCGCGCCGTGCGTCTCCGAGCAACCAAGCTCGCTACCCACGCCCACCCACCGAGATTAAAACACTTGATGATGTGATCGCAATGGGTCGCTACACTGCTGCAGGCGGTGCCGTCGAAAGCAGCGAGGAGCGCGACGAGCTCGACGAATTCGGTGACCTTGCAACGGACGACGTGCTCGACTTTTATGAGGAGCCGCTAAAGGTGAAACTTTCAGTTCGAATTATGCGTTTTAAATCGCCTTACATACTTAGCTGCAAATGTCCTCATTCACACCATATTTACGGAGCTAGCTACATTGTTCCTCATCACAGTACGATACACACCGCTGCATGAATGTGCTCGGACACGATCCTGACCTTGGTGATATTCTTTGCGACACCGAGATCAGTATCTCTGAGCAAATCTGCCAGACGTGCTTAATGCACGGGCACCACATGACCGGCCTCCTGTAGAGTCATGCGCGCTACTTCATCGTCGGAAACGGCCTGCTTTCGCAACTTAAATGTAGTGAGACCAGCTGCCTTCAATGCCGCGGTGAACTTGCTCTTGTCGAACTGCTTACTCGCCTCCGACGTGTAATGCAATACAGCGCGCGCAACGGCCTGCTCGCGCTCGAACTTCACACCGACTTCGACGTTTGCATCGTCAAATGAGCCAATAATTGCATCCATTTGCTCAGAATCCGTCATTACAGTGTGTAGAGCATTAACGATTTCACCTGATGTAGACGTGTACTCGTTCAGTTCACAGTCCACGCTCACTGTAATTAGGAACGTCGGCATTACGCAAGATCTGCCAGCATGTTGGAAAGAGTGTTTTCCAGTGCGTGCCGATACCCTAGTGAATATCCTGCAAAGATCACACTAGCGATGCACCCGGCGTAGATGAACATTTCTAGCCACTCTGTATCAGGATCCGCTTGTGCACATGGCCGTGCAAATGCACACTGGCGCGCGAGTGTCGGTGGTTCTACTGCTCTTGGCTTCGTCTCGGGTGTCCTGTTCGGCGATGCAGGTGGCGGCACTGGCTTTGGAGGCGTCTGAATTTCAACGACTGGCTCGACCTCCGACTTGACTGTGACTGCCTCGATCTCTGCGTGAAATGTGACTCCCATACTTCAGTACACAGCTGTCCTTAGAATAAATACTTAATTTGCCGGTGGATTCTGAGCTGTCATCGCGTCCCTTGCTTCCCTTGCTGCGTCCATCATGCCTGGTACAGTATTCTTGCGCACGTATGCTTCGAGTACCGCACGCCAGTCGTCTTGTGGGTAGACCTTGATGTCGACGTACGGGTTCTCGTTATCTCCATAAAATGGCAGACCATATCCATCCTGCAGCTGGTAATCTTCACTCTTGAATCCATACATATTGTTGGGTATACCCTTAAACATTATCTCCAGGAATCTATTCATCTTAAAGTAGTCAAATTGCACATATGTGAAGTGAGTCAGCGTCAGCATAATGTGGAAGTGCGGGTGGTGCATCTTCGGCCCGATCTCTACACCGCCGTCTACCTCGACTTTTGCGATGTGTGTTTCATATGTGTCACTGAGATAAGATGTCGTGTCACCCTTGCCATAAAACCGCTCCATTGCATCAGCCTTGTTAGTCTCGCTAATAGTCTTCCACCTGCCTTTCGAAACGCGATCAGTTGTGCTCACCTCAAGTTTCCGTCCGAACACAATCATCTGCGAGAGATACTTGTCGTCTCCAAATAGTGTAGTGCATGCACTCCTCATCTTTTCAAGTACACGACGACCCTCGACTTCACCACCGACTGGTCTGTGTAGACTGTAAGTAATGAAGAGTCTGCTCTGTCTGTAAGGTCGTATCTGCTTGGTGACCCTCGTCGCTACCTGAGGTTGCTGTCCCCAACGCTCCCCTGGTCGACTCGGCTTCACTAAAAGCCACTTATCACCACGCCACTGTGTTTTGAACGGTCCGTTAGCATTCCCCTCTGGATCTGTTCGAGTTGTCATGAACACCTCGACTCGATAGTTCGGCATGCGCTCTTTCATACCCATATACTGATCAATTATTAAGCAGTTCCAGCATTCTGCATCTCGTATGTTAGACCTTCGATTCGCTTCAGTGATTGGGCCAAACTCCCGTCTGTGCCCCAATGCACTGCGCACCTCCTTCTCTGTAGTTTCATATATCCAGTAAAACTCACCTCTGCTGAATCTCACGTGACAGTTTCTGTATTCCACTCGAAAGAGGTTCGAATCAAACTGCTTCATAGCGTCAACTACCTGCGTAGTCCTGTTCCACTCATGAGCCGCCTTCAAGTCGAAGAGCATGTCATGCAGCGCGGGGTTGTTGAGTTGCGCACTCGACGTGTCCCCACCGTTAATGAACGCTTCGAGGTCATGCATGGCTCTGTCGACCTTAGCGTAGTCTGTCTTAGGCTTGAAAATTGACTTTTGTATGTGAAGCGACGGTGGCTTTGCAATGCGCGATAATTTGTCAGGTAAGACACTGTTGTTCATCTTTAAAAATCTACCAAGCTTCTTTGCAGCTGCAATTGCCCGCTCTTGTGTGTCTGCAAGAGCCTGCTCACCGAAGTTCCTACGTATATTGCCACCTGCTCTTTCACTTTTGAACGCTAGTAAGTCATCTAGTGTTTGGTCGTCCACACCAGGTTTGCTGCCCATCCATTCCCACCACAACCTGCCGTCAACCATTGCGTCCTTGTCGCCAAACACAATGCCAGCGTCGTAAATACTTCGATTGTTATGAACGAATAAGCCAAGCTTTTCCAGAACAAGCGCGCAATCTCTGCAAGTGTTGCCGTACTTATGTGATCGCATCAATCGCAAGTCCGCGTCACCGAAGCGTGTCTTTCTTAGCGCACCCATGAACATGTACCCTTCGTGTATACCTTTATAGAACGCGTTATCATTGGAACCAAATGCTGAACCATACTTATCAGCCATATCGTTTTGATAAGCCATATTGATGTACCGTCGAAAATACGGCTGTACGCCCTCTTTAAGCGTTGTGTCCTTGCGCCGAGCCCGCTCCTTACTATTTAGGAGGTTAACAGGTAGTATGTAGGAGTGCCAATTGCCGCGCGATGGTGCACCGTCAACCTGCTCAACGGGTCCGCCCGGAACCTCGACCTCGGTTTGATCTTTACGCACGTGAGGGGGTCGCACCGATTTTGCATCATTCCAATTGCTACTCTGTGTCCAAAACTGCGGATCGTGCAGTGGAAGTGGTGCCAGGCGACATTGTTTCTTTTTAAAGCTCTCCTTCTCAATGTCGTCTCGTCGCAGCCACATATCATTAGTGAAGCCAGAATGAGCAATCTTCTCACCAACACCGTCTGCGTACATCATGTACGCATATTCATAAAACGGACGACAGCACCGTTTGCACCCCTCACTGAAACCTTCACTATCTTTAAAGACAGCGTACTGTTGCGTTAAAGGCAGGTGTTCTAAATGCCATGGCGTAGTTACCCACTCAGCAATCGTCATCTTGGATTGAATCTTACGTATGCATAGCAAATCTATCCATTGTACTGGAGGAGTGCGTCTGCCAGCGATCTCTTCCAGACCCTTCTGCAATTCAAATGGATCTTTAGAAGGTTGATTATTAATGATGTTTTCGATGTATGCCCGGAAAGTGTCTATAACGTCGTCTTCAAGTATTTGCAGGGGGTCGTTGACGAATACTCGCTGCCACAACTCATGAAGGTCTTTGTCCCGGGGTTTCTGCACCTGAGTTCGCACTTGAGGGTATCTTAAAGTTTGCTCAGTGCTTGAAAAGCAGTCAACGCCAAAGAGCATCCCATGCCTCTTTTTATGCACGTCCCATCCTTTGCCGTCGCCAGGGCCAATTCCCGTGTCTGCGATATAGATAGCTAATATCTTGGCGAAGTTAGATGCAAACAACTCCTTTGTATTTCCCTGTTGATGTTCAAGCTTCATGCTGAGTATGGGCTTTGCCTCGCCCCACTTCAACGTCACATTAACGTCCATTACATCATCGGTTCGCACCGAGATAACTGGTATATCATAAAGCTGTTCGTAATTCCACGGCGAGTGCAGAGTCGTAGGCCAGTGAAAGCCTTCTTCATACAAAACTTCCTCTTCGTTGCCATCCCTATCCTTCCTTGTATAGTGCCCCATGCTAGACATGCCTTCTGGCATAGTGGTAAGCTGGAAATGGCACTTCTGCATTGCTTCGTGTATCTTCTTTATCACCTTGCTTTTTGACGTTTCTGGATGCTTTAGATTTGCATACTTCTTGACATCATTGACGTTGAAGTTGTGTGTAGCGTCACACTCGATGAGTGCATTGTAAAGTTCATATCCCTCGTAGCCAAAGTACAAATGCACTTCTCGGTCAGCTTGCAAAGCTTTCCTAGTTGACATTGTCGCACTGTCTCTGTTTACATGTGACGAATCCTCAATCGTCTGATTTGGGTTTGTGCCTTCAGGAGCATCATCATCTTCAATTGCTGTATTAGACTGCATTGCATCAGGCCATTGATCAACCTCTGCTGTGGGCCTTATTGTGAGCTCTATGTCATCTGGCTCATTAGTGGCGAGTGATGGTGGGCGGTGAAATGCATTGGTAATAGTGACCTTGTCACTCTTCGCACCGGCCTTGCTCAGTGTGAGTTTGAAAGTGAGCACCTCATCGTCCATACCCCAATCATCCGGAAGCTCGAAGACAACGCCATTCGCTGGACCACCGGCAACGTTCATAAACTTGATGTACCCACCTGGCTCCAAGGGCCCTTCCACAGGGTCAAATGGCACCTCGACATTGAAGATGCGGTAAGATGCATTAACCGGTTGGTCGCTCGCAAGTTCAGCGATAAACGGGCCACCAGGGACGCGCTTCCATGTGTCGCCATCCACGCTGCCGTGGTGTGCACTGCTGGACCCAGCCGGTGTCGATGATGATGAACTTGACAGTAAGAAGAGTCGCTGCCGATTTTTATCCATCCGCTTAAATTCATACCAGCCATCTACAAGCTCTGCAGCAAAACCATCTGTACCATAATGCTGATCACGCGGCTTTAGTAGCGGAGTCTTCGGTTGCGGACGAGGAATGAAACCAGGTTTGAGAACATCGTGTAGCATGCTTGCCTTGCCGGGTTTGGAGACTTTGACATTCTTTTTATTGTCGTGCGTGTGTGGCCACAGTAAATGTGTCTGTGAAATCGCAAAGCCGAAGTCGAACTTATCAGAATTCCTACTTGTCACCATTTTATGCCCTTGTGCAGCTAGCATCTGACCGCGACGTTGGTGTTCTTGCTTCTTTGACGGCATACCGAAATCTGCGTTGATGTAGTAAGGATTGATAACAGAGCGCGGCGCTGCTTTCTGGTCTGTGTCTGGCCAGAGGAGGAAGTACCAATATGATAGCCAGTGGTGGCCCTCGTCTGGCTTTGGCTGAAAGTGACTTATTTTTGGAACGAACATGCGATTCCGCACACCACTCCTTAACTCTCCATCACTAGTGTAATCGTGATGGAACACACCACCCAGTGTGTCGAATGCGGGTCGTTCTGGCTCGGAATCTTGCTTCTCCGGCAATGCTACGTTACTCTGCAGTAACCGCTCGATAAGCTCAGACTTCTTGCCGGTGGTGAGTAACTTTGCGTCTTTAAGCAGCTTCTTCAACTCATCCACTTTCATTTTTTGAAGAGCTGTTGCGTTGCTCGCAGTGCTAGACTTCCTGCCAAACTGTTCATAAATCTCTTCGAAATACTTCTGCAGTGCATTGTGATTGTACTGATTGTTCCGTTCGTACACATACAGATACTGGTTTGTCCAGTCAATTGCTGCACGTTCTGATGTGTTGAACCAATCCTTGTCACCGTAGTGTGGATTCGGACAACGACCCCGGCTCTCAAAAGTACCCAGGCCGTCGACTTTCTCCTGCATCACCCATTGATATTCCGTGGCAGTGCACCCGGGGTAGTAATACAAGCCGAATATCATAGCGGCGCGGTTGGCAAACAATGGACACGGATGCCAGAACCCTTCGTGCACACCCTTCTTGGCCCATGGCATTGTCACTTCCCAGCAGCCATCTTTTTGGTTCTCGACACCAGCTCCCATCCAGCTGTTGTGCCCACCGCCCGACTTGTGCTCATTTTTGCCTTGTATATTACACTTTGCTTCCCAGTCCAATTTGCCATACACTGCAAAGCCCGGATTCGTTTCAATACCGTCTGCTGTGTACGCGAGACCACCTGTTTGATTTTCACCGCCATTATTATTGAAGTAGCCCATTGGCAGGCCGGGCTTTGCAGGCTTCAATTTGTTACTGGGTGCTCGGTTGTGCTCAACATAGTCATACGTTGGCCGTGCACTGCTTCCTATATGTGCAGCTGTCTGTTTTTTCTCTATTTGAATCGCAGTGCCACTTCCAGTAACGCCATTAAAGGCTTGTGGACCGTCTTCATGAAAAAACATCTTTCCATATCGCGCGTCACCATTGCCATCTGCATCCCACATGTAATCGCTCATTTCAAGGACACTATTTGTTTTATCATAACTATACAGGCCGTTTTTCTCATTATGTTTCCATGGATAACCTAGGACAAGCAGCATCATCTCTTGAAACTTTTCACCGCCCTTAGGGAGGTCTGGGTCATATCCGGTCATGTGACACCAGAGTTCAAAGGTCATCAACCACGGCGGCCACTCTCGCCCTCCGCCTGGTGTAGCTAACCCGATGTAGTATTCACGGACCCGAACTCGCTCATCTGAAGTTAGTTTGCGTCCTTGGCCGTACGGCACGGGTGTTATGCAGCCGGTGTGATCATCACGATCGCTCTTGCTCATCACAGTATCCGTGCTTCAGAAAACTTACACAGTAGCATCTGGCTGGTGTTGAAGCATCGCTTTCTTGACGTAATTCTTAGACACTGTTGTCCAGTTGCTCTGTGGAAGCATGTCAACTTTAATGCGTACACTTTTTGTGATCTTCATGCCAAATTGAGCACCCAGGCGATTGTATTCATCGATATAAAGTGCTCTAAGCACCGGGATGTTGACCTGAACTTGTGAGAAGTGCTCAATTTCGAAGATGATGTGCGAGTGCATTCGCCCAGCCTTGTCTCCGACCTCCACTGTGGGCGTTGTCTCTATGGTGCGAATAACCTCTTCGTAGATATCATCGCCGTATACATCTGCGTTTTTAGGTCCAAGTGTGATGAGCTTATAGACCTTGTCTGGTGCGAATAGTTTTTGCAGCACATTCCACATCACACCAGCAGCATGTGCAGCGTCAACATCGGCGTGTTTCTTGTTGGGGTTGATAGTGATGAAGAAGTTGCTCTCCTGAAGACGGCGTGGCTTTTCTTCACCGTCAGATTTGGGATCTGTGTAGCTTTTTCCACTTGCGCCAAGAATCAACGAGGGTGCGCGCACAACTTGGTTGTTAGGATACCGCCATGCCTGCTCAGCTTTTGCGCCTCTGTGTGTGATGGCAGACTGAAACTTCACCGGCTGAGCGACAATGTCGGGAGTCGCATGTGTGCGCTTCACCATGGTTCCTGTGGGCAGTGCAGCAACATCAGGAGCATCTGGTATCACACGATTGGCTTGTCGCACAAGAAGGCTACTGAACTCGGCAGTCGCTTGTGAGTGGTGTGGGCGTGTTCGCTGGCGTGGCATACCCGCTCGAGTTTCTGCTTAGAATGTTCAATGTGCTCGCTTTATGCCTCTTCAATGTGCTCGCCTTCTGCCTCCTCAATGTGCTCGCTTTCTGCCTCCTCAATGTGCTCGCTTCTTGCATAAGCATCATAGCTCTGTTTTGAGCAGAACTTGAAAGCTTTAAGAAACTTGCCATTCTTCCCTTCCCACGGACACGCGGCACAGAACGCATAACGCCCGTTCTTCAGGACGACAACCTCTGGGTTTTCGACTTCAAACTTTTTCTTTGTCGTCATACACGTGAACTGAACAACTGCCATTACTGTAATGCCTAATTTAGAATATAGCAATGCAGACTTATTGGTTGGTGGAGACGCCTTATGGGTAGATGGCATTGGATACATTGCACAATACCACTGTTATTGCGATATGCTCTACAGTCACAACATCATCTACTATGCGCGCGATTACTTCTACAGTGAAGTTGAACGCAGGCGGCGCAATGGAGAGTCTACGTCACTGCACGAGAAGCATTTAGCTTCATTAAATTCTAAGATTCAGTTGCACGAATTGCGAGAATGACGATGGTTGCCATCAGACACCGACCGTCACGGGCACTGCATGCGTTGCCGGCAGCGGTGCACCCACCAGTCTTGCCTCAAGCCGTGCCATCTTGCTCGGTTTCTCACCCTTGCCCAGTTGCAGACCAAGGCGGGTCGCACCTGTCGGGTCCTTCAGAGCTGTCAGCTCCCGGGCGTCTGGAGGTACAATCACCGACCCTTGAGCCAGGTCACTTGGCAGCTCCGAAAGCGAAGAAGCGGCGCATTCAAAAGCTGACAGTTGACCCTCCATGTCCACCTTGACAGCATTGTAGTCAGCCTTTGACAAGCCCGTGGGCTCTTCACGCTTGCGTTTCTCGTTGAACTTGTCCATTGTGTAGTCACAGTAACGAGTACGGTCCCAGTAGCACACTTCCTTGGTCTGCTGTGTGACGATCACATCGCCGTGAATCTTCATCTTGAAGACAGAACTTGCTTTTTCATTGAACGGGTTTGTTGTGTCAGTACTATGGAAGACGACAACCTCACGATCGCGCGCTTTCTTGCGTGTGCTCACAAAGCTATGCACATCACCTGGCAACTCGTTAAGGAAGGAGCCGAACTTGAGGCGCTGGTCAATCGGCGATGCGTGGACCTCACCCATGCCACCTTTGGCGTGCAAGATAACTGCGACCTTGTCGTCTTTGTCGAGAGCCTCACACTCCTTAAAGAATGATGCAGCCGTCAGAGTGTTGACGTCGTCTGCCTTTGCGAACCACGACAGCCTGTCCCAGTGTGGTGCCTTGCCGACACTTGAGCCGACAATTGCATCAACATGCTCTTGGATCTTGGCAAGTGCGTCAACGTCGATGTCACCTTGTCCGTATTGATCATGTGCATGTGCAATGACAGCCTCCCAGCATGTGTAAGATCCGTGCTTGCAAAGCTTGTCACCCTTGAATACAGGCATGTAGCAGAGCGATGCGCGCATCGGTAGACCAGTCCAGTCACACTGGAAGTAGGTGCAGTTGTGGAGCTTGCGTTTTCCCATGTTTGCCGTCGCTTCTCAGTACAGTGCTTGGAAAAAGAAGCGTGGTGCGACACTAGAGGAATCCGCATTTTAATTAATTGTGGCTTGGTCTAGTAAATAAGAATACCATAAGACCCATACCGCTTAATGTGATTATTGCAGGTGCCGCTAAAATTGCGGCGAACCCGTAGTTGCCTCGTTGCACGAGGTACACAATGCCACCGATAGTGATGAGTGGTACATAAGTGTATAGAACGCCAGTGTAATCCCCGCCGGAAGAGATCTGTCGAGCAACACCGATTTGCTTGTGGTCCATTTGCACATATGCATTTTAGAATTATCACTGTGGCGTAAACGGAGAGTGTTCATCTCGATAGCGGCCAATACTCATGTCCAGGGGTGTAGGTGGTTTCATGCCGAGTCCTGTAATGTGCATACCATTACTGCTCCTGTACAGAATGGTGAGCACTATGACTGCAGCCAAGATAATGCGATCCATTGCGTCTCCCATTCGCCTCGATGAGAAATTGTGCAGTTAACCTGCGTGTGTGTGTTTACAGTAGCATGCGATCGACATGAAGAAATGATCTCAGGGCTTCTATGAGTCGATCTGTGATGTACTGTGCTAACTCAAAAGGATCGAGTCGATAACTCTTTGCAGACACACCTTGTGACATTCGACCCGCGTAACTTCTTCGTTTCATATGTTACTGTAAACTCATATTAGAAAAGTACACGCTTAATGCATCAGCCAATTCAATGCACCAAATGCAGTGTCAGCTGCTAGTAGACGCCCATCGCCTGTTACTGCGTATCCTGTCCACAGAGCACCATGCAAGACCCGCTCGTCTTTCCACCACGCCGGTCCACCGAAGACACCTTCGACGGCCATCTCGTAGCCTAAGAGCCAGCGCGCACCCACAAGAGCGGCACCAGTCCGCAACATCGGTCTGTCTTCTTTAAGTGCTATTATTGCGATGCTCGTGCGTACTGGAATACAGACAAGCCAGAATAGCTGTGCACGCTGTGTTGCGTCGAGTTTCATGGTCACCAGAGTGTCAGATTATGTACGACCCACGACAATAGCGTCGTAACTACACTACGTATGTCTGACCGCTCTCGTGCACAGTGACGACACCCCACTCCGAGAACTCACTGAGCGCCCACGCAATGCGCGCTTTCTTGATCAGTGGATGAACTTTGTACCATGTCTTGCCCCAGTGTGCACGGCAGAGAGCGCGTGCGTCTGCCTTCGAGATCTTCGGCATTGTGCTTGCTTTTGGAAGAGTGCTTGCTTT